TCCTGCTCATCTTTTGCCGGATGGTTTGCCGGAATATTTAATGCTTCAAAGTTGTAATAATCGTTTTCCCCTTTGTTAAATATTTCACACACTTTACCAGTTCAAAGCACTAAAGCGATTGTTAAATTATTCACATACTTTAGCGATTCAGAGTATTAAAGCGTTTATATGTGTAGTGATGGGCATTGCATGATTAGCACACTTTACCGCTTCAAAGCATTAAACCGATTGTTACCAATTTAACAGTCAACATTTATCCATATAAATTGCAACATATATCCTTAAGTCCCATTTATAGTACTTTAATGATTTAGTACAAATTATCATGATACAAAACTACATGCAATAATGCGTTTTTGCACGTTGCAACGACTAAAAAGCTTGCAACAAATAGTGCTTGTGTTACTTATATAGGTATGATATACTTGTATCATAGCAAAGGGGAAGAAAAACAAAAAGCCTATTGCTACAATAATTATTAAAGAGAGGTATTTATCATGACAACTTGGAAGATTGAAAAAACTACTAATGACAATGGCACTGAAACTATTATCATTACTCGCCCTATTAATGGCAAACCAAAAAGTACGGCATGCGTGAGCCGTACTGTTAAGGCTGGCACGGTTGCCCGCGTAAAATATGCACGTTTCAACGATGATTTTTCCGTTGAATCCGGTGAGATGGTAAAACAATTTGATGGCATCTTGGATGCTGAAAAAGTTGAAAAAGCCTTGCACAATGCGGAGCCTTGCACAAAATGGCAGGTCTTGGATGTCCAGCCCAAAGAGGAAAATACTCTTGGAATTCCGCGCGATGTATTCAACGCCGTTGCGGTACCTATTGAGCGCCCATTAAGTCAGCAGTAAAATTTTAACGTTCCACCGGGTTTATCGTAAAAGCCCGGTTCCATATGGCATAAAAGCCAAAATAAATTAAAAGAGGGTATAAAAATGAAAATGCAATCCGTAACATTGAAACTTAACGGTAACAATTTTAGTATTAGCAGAAAGCTAATTGATACTAAAAACCGCCGCAATACCGATTATGCCAGCTGCAACATAACTGTTTTAAAGCCTATGTTTTGTTGCAAAAGCGGCTTTATTGCATCCGGCTTTTCTAGTTTTGAAAGTCCTATTATTGAGCATGATTTGAATAACGTCAATGAAAGCATTGACGACTTTATAAAGGCGGTGTTTTCTAAATGATGTACAGTACACGTAAAGAGCTGGCAGACGCCGTTATTGGCGAATATAATCGCGCCGTAAAAGGTCAGGTAGAACAACTTTATTACTGTAAAGCATGGATTTTTATGCCTGGCAAGTCGGATTTTTTGATTCTGCAAAGCTATTCTACCATTGTAGCGGCTTTTCAGCGCTCCACCGGCATTTTGTGGGTGTTTAATTTTTATACCAATACGACATCGCAGCACATTGCAAAATTTAGAAATTGGATTAGATACGAATTTCAAACCGGTTGGAACTATCCTATCACTGTTAGATTGTATAATGACTCTAGAACCGGTAAACGCGCCGCCCAAAAGAATCATGATGACGACTTTGCAAGCGTCATTGCCACCGCATTAAATCAGCACTGACCCAGGAAAATAGAATAAAATGCACCGCCCTTAAAGGCAGTGCATTTTTTATACAAATTTTTAATTAGAACTCTTTACCATTAAATATAAATAACTAGCAATAGTTATCCCTAACTGCTAACCTGTGAAATTCTTAACACTCTTTAGCAATGTAAAGTTCTAAAGCGATTGACAAATTCTTAACACACTTTAGTGATTTAGAGTTCTAAAGCGTCCATCCGTTAAGGAAATGGCTAGTACATGTATTAACCTTAGCACAGCTCTTGCCGCGCCGACCACCGGGGTGTTGCAAGAAGCCTGAAAAATAAATCGGGGTTCAATTTCTTAAACTTAATAATCCCCCTCTCCCCTCTCCCTCTTCATTATTAAAGAAAGTAGGTGAAATAAAATGCTGTTAAAAGATTTAATTAGGGCATGTAGGAATATTCATTATTGGACATATTTGATACTTAAAGTTGGAGATAAAACTGTATATGCAGGATACTTTAAGGATATGCCATATAGATATGCTTATTATAAATTTAAATCTTTTGAAGTAATTGATATTGGCGTTGAAATAGTATTGGAGTGATTAAAATGACAATCCATGATATTCTAGTAAATTGTGGTTCAGTTGAATCAGATACACTAATTACAATAATTAGTGGTTCATACAGAGTTATAAGACAGTGTTTCTTTAAGAATCTTGAAACAAAATATGGCGCACTTCATTTTAATTATTTTACAGTTCGTTTTATGATGTGGAATGGTAAGCCTAAATTATCCATCAAATTCTATGTATAAGGAGCTGATACAATGCGTTATGATGTTCCCATTCATCCCATTCCCATAGGCTCAATCATTAAATACAATGTAAGAGAGTATGGTTATTTCTATGGAGATGGACAAGAGAAAAGAGCAATTACCATTTCTAAAATTGGTAAGGTTATTGACATTATAGAGCATGATGGTAGAGTAGTTTATTACTCAGTAGCACCAAGTTCTAATTGCACACTTAATCAATACTTTGTAGGTGATTGCCTAGATTCCGTTTGGCCAGAAAACGTGGAGGGTGTTTATTATGAACGCTAAAGTTTTAATTGCTTGCGAAGAATCGCAGACAGTATGTAAAGCATTTAGAGATAGAGGTTTTGAATCCTATAGTTGTGATATTCAAGAACCATCTGGTAATCATCCTGAATGGCATATTTTAGGTGATGCACTGGAAGCCATTAAAGTGGAAAAAATAACAACAATGGATGATAAAGTGCATTATATTGGTAAATGGGATTTACTGATTGCCCATCCACCTTGTACACACTTAGCCGTATCTGGCGCACGTTGGTTTAGCGAAGGTATTAAACCATTGAGTCTTAAATATGAAGCAGCAGCTTTCTTTATGAAGTTTTCTGAAGCTCCTATAAAACATATTGCGATTGAAAATCCAGTTTGTGTTATGAGCACGTTATATCGCAAACCAGACCAAATTATAAATCCTTGGCAGTTTGGGCATCCGGAGCAAAAAAAGACATGTTTATGGTTAAAAAATCTGCCGCCACTTAGAGAAACTAATAATGTGTATGAATATATGATGACACTATCTGAAAAAGAGCGAAGCAGAATTTGGTGGCTAGGAAGCAATCATGCTAAGGAGCGCTCTAAAACATTTCCCGGAATTGCAGCTGCTATGGCAGAGCAATGGGGGTGTTTATTATGACAATTAAAGACCTAGATACAGAAACCCTTACTCTACTTAATAAACTATGCAATAACTGGTACATTAAAGCCTGTCCCTCACGGCTAACGCACTTCATGGATAGGGATTGCCAAGATTGTCAGCTTAGAGAGTTGTGTTATCTGCTTGACCATTATGATAATGACATTAGAAAAGAGTTAGCTTTACGAAAGCAGGATGAACATAATGGCTAAGAACAAAACATTTAAGCGCCAAGCCGAAGCAACTAGGCTACTGAAAAAGATAGGCGCAACAAGACGTAAATCCGGAAGAGCTGGTATAACTGTAACAGGTGAGCTTAAAGAAAGTCTTAGAGGTAGACAATCTCCTGAAATTGCAAATGCTCTGAAATTTACTGCTAACACCGCTCTTAATGAAGCCGAAAAAATGTATAGCGACCTTATTGATATAGCCGATACCCTTGATGACAAAATATCACAAAAGCTTATGAAAGAGTATTTATCTAAATACTCAGAGCATATTAAATCATTAGATAAATCGGTAAAAGATAGTTACAGGTCATTGAGAGTAGCTAATCGTCTTGAGGATGTATTTAATTATAGCGATGCTGCATATAAGATTCTTAGAAATCCAGATTCCTATTTTGATAAAAAGAAATGGGGAGCAATTTCTGGTATACTTAACAATCTTATGGGCACATATAGCAGGGATATTCCGCCAAAAGATTTGAAAAAACTATGTGAACTGGGTGAAGAGTTAGGACTTAACTCTCTATCAGATATGGACAGAGCTTATTCAGAGTATGACAATCTGCTAAGAAATTCTGACCAGATGGGCGAAGTTCTGGTTAATGCAAGCAATAAACTTAAATCTATTACGAAGGATAATGAAGAGTTTATAGAGAATAATAAAGAAGTTTATAAAAAATTTGTAGAACTTGCATCTAAGTATGATTTGTGGTAATATTCACGAATGAAAGAAGGTGGTGCTGTATGTGAGAAAGCGTAATGAGCATAAGTATTCAACTATCATATATTGTTATGATATTGAAACATCATCCTTAATATATGGTGAGGATGAACTTAAAGAGCATCTGCAAAGCACTTATCTTCATGGCCTAGCTTCATTTGCTTATAGTCCTATACCTCATGCACCTTTTAGTGACTTTGAGAATGAAATGGATTATAATTTCTTTAGAACTTATGATTCAATTTCTTCCGAATTTGAGAGAATCAATGAGGATGCTAAGAATAATGATGAATACGTCAAAATCTTTGTGCATAACTTGAGCTATGAATTTGAAGCAATGATGCGTAACATAAATTTCTGTATTAAGAACTTTAATCCTAAACGTTTCATTGCAGTTGCTCCGCACCAGCCATTAGTAGCAGCTTTTGACCACCTTGAATTTTATGACAGCTTCAAGATTCTTTCGTGTAAAAGCCTTGAGCTTATAGGTACAGAGCTTGGAGTTCCTAAACTTAAAGAAGTCAAAGGCGGTTACGACCAAAAATATTATTGGTGGTCAGATTTACCTGATTCTGAATACATTTACAATGAACGTGACTGTAAGCTAGTTTTGTATGCACTATGTAGATATATGGCTAACTTTACTAAAGTTGATACTGTATCAGATATTGGAGTATCTAACACATCAATGATTAAGCGTGAAACAAGGCTTAACAGAAATATTGCTACTGATAAAGAAGTTCATACTGCACAATTTACAGCAGCGATAGAACTTAAGAATAATAAACCATTTATGAAGTTCTTTCAGGACTGTCTTGCAGGTGGTTATACTCATGCTAATCCTTATGCAGTGGGTAAAATATTTAAGGATGTATGGTGCTTTGATGCAAGTTCTATGCACCCATCAGCAATGTATGGTAGGCGATTCCCTTACAAGTGGAGAAAAGAGGTTAATCCTAATGAATGTTACCAAAATTTCCAGTCTGCAAACTATGAGTTCTTATCTGGCTGCGAAAGCGGCGCTAACTCAGGGTTCTTCCATTATCCCGACCAGCGGATTGAGTTACATGGATGTAAAGATGTTAAATTCTATTCAGTCCTCCAAGCAGCATACCGCGAATCAATCTTGTTTGAAAGGCCAATAAAATATAACTTTATGGCTAACGTTACATTTTATAATATTAACGCTAAGGATTTTGGTAACTGCATTTACAGTTATATCAGTACGTCCAAATGCACAAATGTTAAAAATGGTAACTTCGACAATGGTAAAGTAGTCAAAGCAGATGAACTTACATTTCATGGCTGTGATATTGACTTTATGTTAATTCAAATGCTTTATGATTATAGTAGTTCAGAATGTGATGAACTTTATTATGCAACAGCCCATAAGTTTATTAACAAGCCTTTGCGGAATACAGTTAAATATTACGCACGCCAGAAAACAGGATTCAAGAAGCTTGAGCATAAAGTTGCCGACCATGTAGAAACGCTAAATGATTTTACATTTGAGGGATTGAAGCTTTACGATGATTCTGTGGCACAAGAAATTATGAATACCCATAACAAAGATTTAGTCCACTTCGCCTTAATGTCAAGTAAAGGTGGATTAAATGGTCAGTATGGGTGTTCAGCAATGAAGCCATTAAGACAGGAAGTTGGCGTGCAGGGGGACGGTGATAAATTTGAATGGATTCCAACTGGGGTTAAGTTTCTTAAATCCAGAAATTCCCTAAATATTTTCACGGATGGTTTGTATACGGTTGCTTATAGTAGACTGCACCTTATTTGCTTTATGCTTTATCTAGTATTAAGCCAAGGCATTGAACCTCTCTATCACGATACAGATAGCGGTTATTTTGTAGGTTACAATGAGGATGTTCAAAAAGCCGTTGATAGATTCAATGATAATATTCTTAATAACAGCGAGAATAAAGATTGTTACAATTTTGGCATTATGGACTTTGATGGTCACTATGAAGATTTTGTAACATGGGGAAGTAAATGCTATTGTGCAACATACTTAGATGCAGATAAGCACTTAAAAGTTAAGGCTACTGTAGCAGGTGCAAGCAAGAAACAGCTTTCTGAATTGTTTACGCAAATAGTGAACGATGAAGATTTTGAGTACCTAGTGCAAGAATATTTTCGTCCTAATATTAGTTATGATGAATCCATAAACAAGAAACTTATTCGTAAAACTCCAGGAACACATATTATAGGAGATTTTACAGATGACAATGGAGAAACAGACCATTTAGACGAATATTCTGTAACTGTGCTTGAACCTTGCGGTTATACATTACGCTCAACAAATAGCCCTGTTAATAGAATGTATTATTCATTCTGTTATTCATTGCGCGGAGAATCCTATATAGATTATTTGCCTGAAGTTGTTAGCATAAATCATGACGAAAATGATAAAGAACTTTATGGAACTTATCATAAGGTACAATCTGACAAAGAATATGCTATGTTAATTGACGGCAATCCTGCAAGTATATTCCAGTGGGAATGGAGTAATAGGAGATGATTAATTGAAAGAAAAAGATTCTTCTAGAATCAGTAGAAGAGCTGCATGTCCTTATTATATGTCTCATGCAACAAATTACATTCGTTGTGAGGGTATGAGAGTGTCACGCCAAGAGTACAACCTTAAAACCGATTGTTGCGGCCAGTATAAAAACTGTCCTCAATATAAATTTCTTACTTATCATTATTTAACAAAGGAGAACTAACTATGTACACTAACAAGAAAGCATCCGCTAAGGCCACCAATTCTGTTAAGTCCGCTTCCTCCGTCATCACTGATATTCGTATCTTCCCTATCAATAACAAGAAGTCTAATTGCTGCGCTATGGTTTCCATTACACTTGCAAATGTATTTTGCATTACTGGTATCAAGATTATGGACGGCAGCAAGGGTCTGTTTGTTGCAATGCCCAGTGCAAAGAATAAGAAAGATGAATGGCATGATATTTGCTACCCTATTACTAAGGAATTCCGTAAAGTTATGAGCGATTCTATTCTTAACGCATTTGATTCCTTGCAGGAAGATGAAGATGAAGATGATGAAAGTGAGGATGACTGACAAGCTCCCCAATGAATTGCCGCCTGATATTGACGATGATTTGCCATTCTAAATAGAAAAGCACCCCTAAGTGGATAACCACCTAGGGGTGTTTGTTATTTAGCTAATATTAGGATGAAGAACCTTAATAGCAGTCATGCCATTGTTGTTATCCCAGCGAGGATAATCCATAGGAGTGCCATCTTCATTTCTAATACGGTCAAGAATTACAGGGGAGTTACCATCCATAAATCCAGAAACCTGAACCGTGACAGCATAAGAAGCAGGACGTTTGAAGTAGAGGATGATAGCATTACCATCATTGGTATAATAAAGGTTATTCAAGTCATTAAGTACATCCCAAGTAACTGTCCTACCTGCGCCAGTGGGTGCTCCATAAATGGCCTTATTAAGCTGACGATTATCAACAGCACTAATTGCAAACAGGCCGCCAGATTCAGGGTTATTGCTAAGATAAACAGTAAAATCAATGTTGTTCCTATCCATAACACGGATAGAACCCTGTGAAGTAGAACCACCAGAAGGAACTGGAATAAATGCAAATGCCTTGTACTGTTCAGGGTCACCAGTTACAGATTGCCCAGCAACCGTATACTGTGTCTGGTTAGTAATAGCCAAGTCAATGCAACGATGTTCACCAGCTGCACAGATATACTGCCCACGCTTTACAGCGTCAGTACCAAAGACATATTCACGCTTTGTATAAATGTAAACATCGTCAAGCTTACATACAGCATTAGTAACAGGATAAGTACCGATTGACTGAACAGTAGTGCTAACCTTAGCAGAACGATTGATAATGCCGCCATTCACAATAAACTGAGGATTAGGACTAGTACCAATCAAAGTAATAGCTGCATAACCAGTTTCAGTAGTAGCAGTTCCGTCATTACAGGTATAAATCATATTGTTAATGTAAGCCGCTGCTTTACCAGGTCCATCGAAGACGAAAGCATACTTACAAGTATCTGCATAGAAGTTAGTAACATGAATATCATTGTTAGTAACCTTGCAAGCGATTGAGTTATTCCACCATTTATTAGCATCAGTACCACCTGTACCACCAGAGGGAATACCATGGTAGCTAGTCCAGTTACATCCATATACATCAGTACGGCAGTCAAAACCAACCTGACATACCATATTAACAAGGTTATTACATTCGCAGTCAGGGGCTTTATTACCCCAGAAAAATGCGACAGAACCAGTCCATCTTTCTACCGGAGTATTGTCACTAAATCCCCATACCATTACATTATCCATATAGCAGTATCGGTTCAGAGTGCTATTGTTGGGCTGCAAGTAAACACCATAGGACTTAACCTTATTGATACTTACATTGTAAATGCTGTTATCAGTATATTTATTGGTAGTAAATACAATGCCACCAATCATACCACTACAAGTAATATCCAAATTAGCAATAACAATATTGCCGGTTACGTCATCACCCGATACAGTAATAACACCCTGACTACCAAATGCAGTTGGATTAGCAGTATACTGTAAGATAGTGTCACTAGTACCACGCGCAGGGTCACGAGAGGAACCAGCACCATACAGGCTATGCTTAAGCTGCAATGGAGCACTAACTTTATAAGTACCAGCAGGAATAAACAGAGGTTCGTCTTTAGTGTGAGTGTTAATGGTAGCAGTAATATCATCAGTGCCATCTTTTTTCAGCGTCTGGTATTTTTCAATGCTAACAGGGGATGGCTCAACGAAACTAGGAATTTTACCAGTGCGACTTACAAGGAACTTAGTGTCATCGTTATTAAGTCCAGTGCGCATAGTAACATAGCTATAATTATCATCAATATTAGTGGGGTCTAGCGTTTTGAACTGTGGGGTTCCAGAAATAGACACAGGAATATTGCGGGCAGGTGTACCAATTCCAATGTTGCTGCCATTTGCATTAAACACCGTGAAGTCATCTTGCTTAATATTAAGTGCGCCACCAACATTTAATGTCAAATTCCCATCAGCAGTCTGATTCATATTCCCGCTGACTGTCTGGTCAAGATTTCCAACAGTGTCTTTGTCAATCTTCTTAGACGTTTCAGTGCGTCCCTCAGTGTCTTTAATATCATAAATGTTATCGTCAATTTTAAATTTGTCTACATAAGCCATGATGAAACCCCCTATTAAGTAACATCATGATTTCCAGTTGTAATACTAATAGTTTCGGTATCTGCTACATAACCAACTTCGACACGAGAAAGTTTTTCAAGCTCTGTTACTTTATTCAGAGCATTAGCAGCGTTAGTACTAGCAGTATTTGCAGTAGTACGAGCACTAGCATCTTTTACCTCAATGGTTTGACCACCAATATTAAACTTCGAAACAAATTGCTCAGCCATAGTTACACCTCTTATTTACCAACAATTTTAATAGTTTCCACAGGAGCATCATAGATATGAATATCTCCACCAGTAACGATAGTACCATTATTAGGATTAAAGAACCCAAAAGAGATAGAAGTATCATCTGCATTATACTTGGCAACTTTTAGCGACAAAATATAATGCAAACGTTCAGCAACACTTGTCTTAGCGTAGTTAGTGCCTTCGATGTATCGAGTACCTGCATCCATAGGCTTAAGAATAACACACAAATCATTATTAAGCCAAACAAGGTCGTTAATATTGCGATTAGCACTTGCAGTAGTTTTCAGCTTTTCATCAACAGGAGTGATAGCAAGTTTAACACTTCCCCACAATTCAGAAAAATTGCCAATCTTAGTCCAATAATCTTCATTGTCAATATCAATGCCAATAGGTACAGGCTGTGTGCTCAAATATCCATCACCGTTGACAGTGACAACAACTGTGTTGCGAGGATACTGTTTGGTAATATCCCATTGAATAGGGTCTGCATAACTAATGGAACTGGTTTCAATATACTGTTGCATTACCTCGATAACCTTAGATACCATTTCATAGTAACTAATGCTATCGTCATAGGCAACAGGAATTACAGAACGGAAAAGTTTGTCCAAAGGATTGTACTTCAAACCTAATCACCTCTTTACCATAAACGCATAAACAAAACTTCCATATCTCTATATAAACAATTATAGATATTCGTGTTTTCTTTCATATAATCGTTCATAATAGATACAAGAGAGCGACCACGATAACCTTTTTCTACATGGTCAAGAATGCGATGTTCATTGCCATCACGATTTTCTTTTGTGTTGTTTTTATCATCCTGAGTGGTATTGCTATTACTGCTGGAATTAGCATTAGAGTTAAAATCATTGGAAGAACTTGCTTTACTATGGTCGGCATCCGACATATACTTACCAGCAAGAAAATTATCAAGACTACCCTGCGGAGTATCAGTATGAGTATTGGTATTCTCTCCATTGCTGTTAGAATTGGAAGTATAATTGGAATTATTGGTGCCGTCAATATTGACCTTACTATTCTTGGTTCTATCCTCTGTATTCACATCATGATGTTCAGTATTTTCATCACTGGTAATGGAAAAGTCATCAGTTAAGAACATTTCATACTGTTTATCAAGCGCTTCAAAGAGTGGATTGTAATAAGGCATATGGCTGTTCATCCAGTCATCTAGACGCAGCTGCCAAAGGCCAAAGGTTTCAGAGCCAATTTCATTTGTATAGAAATGCTTAAGAATATTGGTTTCAAGCTCTTTTCGTTTATTCTCATTCCAGATAGGATAATTAAAATTAAAGATTTTAGGACGCGCACGCTCAATGATTTCTGAATAAGAAACATTGGTGTAAGGTTCAACAATACCAGCTTTTGATTCACAGATAAATCGAACTTGAGTTGTATATTTACTCATTGCTCTCACCATCCTCACGCCCCTCCATAATCTTAGTTAGTTCAAGCTGAGAACGCATAGATACGGAGATGTTAGTATTAAAGAGCCTGTTATAATCCTTGCAGAATTTTTGACGAGAATACAATGGAGAAAGACGGTCTGCTTCTACCTGACCTAGGGTCATCTGAACTTCAGTAGTAAACTGGCGCTCTGCTTTCATATTGTAGTTGCTCTCAATACCTAAATAGGTAAGAGCTTCTGCAAGTGTTTCTTTTTTCTGCTGCTCTAACTGTAAGCCAATATACTGAACGCCTAAATCAAGAACGCCCATCATATTCTTAATATCATCAGTAGAGGGATTGCCTTTAAGATACAGCCAAGGGTCATATTTATCTTGCTGATACACCATATTCTGTACAGAAAGTTTCGTATTCTCATTTGCATAAGCAATTCGCGGATTTTTCTGCGCAGCAAGGTTTAAGTCAATCGTTCTGTCTATATTGGTAAGGCGTTGTGCGAACTGTTTAATGACAATAGCATCAGGGGAGCGGCGCATATTACACCAAAGATAAGCGCAGTTTTGTTTATTAAGACCAGTTTTCTGATAATTAGAATTGTAGCCATATGCACGCACATATCTAGGGTCACCAATAATGTCAAAGTTATCACTAGGCATAGCAGGAAGAATTAAGTTGCCCATAACAGGGTCATGATACCCAGCCATTAAAGGTTGCCAGAACAAAAACTGTTCAATAAATCGTTCATCCAAAAAAGGAGAATCATCAAGCCCTTCCCATTTGAATCTTGCAAGTGCTACATCATAAAGACGATTAAACCAGTTAGCATAAGTTGCAACGGTTAAATCATACGAATCAATCCAAGGTGGCTGTGGTTTTTGTGAACGTTTACTCATTTACTCACCTACTTCTGGAATACGTTTATAGATAGAATTGTCTGCTTCATAATTACCAACAAGTCTGGGATTATGCCAGAATGTAACACCACGATTAAAGATACTGTTAATCATTGTAGAAACTTCCGCAGGTACATCACCTAAACAACAACAGTTTTGTGTTTTAACATAATTCCAATTTCTGCGAGAATCAATGTTAGGAACCTGAACTTCATGAATAGGATAACCAAACATAGTCCAGTAATCATCAATAACTTTCGCAAACTCTTTGGTAACATGATGATAACTAGCCATAGCGTATGGAGCACTTGCATCCCTTGTTGGTAGAATACCTGCATCAGTAAAACGAAAATAAGGGCTTACAGAACCATGACTTTGTGGCGGTAATCTGTCCATATCATCACGTTTTGCAAGTGTGCCAGCAATGTTAAGCATTTGATTGGCTAAACCCTCAATAGCTCCATAAGTATTTTCAGGGTAAAGAGCTGGATGGTTACCGGTCATAGCCTGTACATCTTTTGCAGGAGCAGTTAGCAGGTTAATTCCAGCAAACATTGTGCCTGCTACTAAACCGGCATTTTCTACAGCCATAGAACTAGAATTCTGTGCTACATATACTTTATAAATGTCAGTGTTATATGCACAAGTAGGCCAGTTGCTAATTGCAAATACATCTTCCTGATTATAACCAGTAGAACCCTTGTAATCCTCTGCTGCAAACACTGCTGTAGTCTGTCCAGCATTTGACATTATATTGTATCCGATATGCAGACTTTTTTTTCTATCTCCGAGTTCAAAGCGAAAAACGTGATTATCGCCTTGTGTAGAATAATAGCGGAGATAAAAATAAGGATATGTGAAAAGTTTATTATTCTTAGGGACATAACCAGCTACATTACTAGGAACTACAAAAGTCTTATCATACTTACCAGTATCAAAGGTAAGGGGAACCATATAAATTCCTAAGATACCATCAGGAGCTTGCCCAGCTTCTACAGCCTTAGCAATAAAGTCATTAGCAGATTCAGCTGTGGTAAAAAAGTTTTCTTTACAACCTGAATAAATTCCAAATCGTAAAGAGCCAGATGCAGGGGGAGAGTCTTTTTCAGGCTTATCAAAAGTGGTAACAATACAGATACGCTTATCAAAATCAATGTACTGCTGAATATCGTCAACGAATGGGCCTGTATCCAGTTCATCATTGATGATATTATCACCAATTTCATCAGTATTTGTATGAGAACGCTCAATAAAGCAAGGTTGTAATGTCACCTGATTAAACCAAGTTTGCATTACATCAACAGTAAAGTAGATTCTGCTAGTTTCGTTTGCAACGTATTCTACACTATCAATAAAGGCATAATACCATTTATTAGAAAAGTCGGCGTTCTGAAATACGATATAATTACACGGTTCAATCGTTTCAGCATTAACGCCAACAGACATGTAACGGTCTAAACGCTGATAGGTATAATTGGTAAGATGAAGAACAGATTTGGACGTAAAATAATCAAAACGGGAAGAATCAGACTGAAACCTAAGCACATGATTATAGGTTTTATCTGTAGGGATACCCTTACAGATATAAAGTTGCATATTTGGCAATTTGCGTTTTCCACTCCTTTCATAAAGACTTGTATAAGGTGGAAATGAACAGTCCAGTGGACTGTTTAAGCAACACTCCGGTATTGGCGATAGCCAATATGGCAGGCATTAAGCCTGACAAGGAGAACACGCTCCTTTCAAAATCTGTAGGGTGGTTTACACATCATCCAGAGTGGAAGTTTGCGCTTAGCTGTAGGAGTAGGACTGGGGCCAGGTGGTATTGGTGGATTTGCAGCATCCCATTCAACATCCCATGTACCTACTTCATTAGGAATACCAAGAATAGCAGAGGGGTCAGTTCTGTAAGCTGTACCATAACCACCTATCCAATATTCCCAATGCGTATGAATACCGCTGGCATTACCTGTTTGTCCTTGCTCTCCAATATATTGACCGCGAGTAATTGTTTCACCAACGCTATGAATTTGACTAGCAAAATGAGCTGCAAGCCAATAGCTGTTATCACTCATTTTAACTACAATGTAGTTGCCCCAAGAATCGTTACCAGTCGTTCCACCTTGCCATGTATGGGCTGTTTCAACCGTACCTGCCATTGGTGCATAAGATTGATGATTTGTGTGTACCGTGTCAATACCACCATGAACTGAACCATCAGGATAATGTGGATAACCTGCTGAAACTCTGATTGTGCTTTGGTCAGTGATACATTGTTTGTAAACTGCCATATAAGCAACGCGTGATGTCGTATGCGCGCCCCACGTTCTTAGGAGGATAAGCCTATTGGCTCAAGAAAATGTCAAGTTTAAGCTTTAGTAGTAAACTGCACAGCGTTAGCGAACGGAGATGCAGAATAGATACGCCAGATATGGTGGAAGTAGTTCCAATCCAGAGTAGAGCCAAGGTCAGTTTCACGCATGGTGTTCAGCTTAGTATAAATCTGGAAGAAATCACGGTCAACCATAAGTGCCTGAATAGCGGCCATATCCTCATCGTCAGGGGTAACGTGAGTATAGGTCTTATCGCCACCAGTTGCAATAGTGACAGAACCAGAGCCAGAGGGGTCATTACCAGTAAGCAGGTGTTCCAGACGTTCCACTTCATACTCATTAAGAGCAAAGCTATCAACTTCCAAACGATGCCCCATAAAATCTGCCTTATCCATGTTAAATGCGCTTGCCAGAACATCAACATCAATGGAAGCAGAAATATCAACAGGAACAATAGTGTACAGACGTTCAGCCGGAGTATTCATCGGAATACCAGCAGCGTTATATTCCTTAGAAATGAACTTCATCTTACCATAAATCTGACGGAACTTCTTAACCAAGGTCTTACCGGAAGCTTCATCAGTAACAGCAGCAACAGTTACTTTTTTAAGCTTATTGTTCTTTACCAGCTGATACAGCAGGTACTTCTTCATGATGAAAGCATCCAGTTCAGCAGGCTTATAAATCTGGTCGATGATGTTCTGTACAAAGGCAGACAGGTTAGCTTCACTCATGAAAGCAGTTTCCAGAGCTTCACGGTTGACAGTTACCTTGTACTTAATACGAGAGTTCACAGCATGATAAGCAGTGTAAACCTCAGCAGGGTCACTACCAAATTCAGCTTTCATAACTTCGTCATTAGTAGCACGGTCAGCGGAGAAGTAAGGGGTTGCTTTCTGCATCATTACATAAATTTCCTGAACAGTAGCACCAGTACCCAGAACACCCTTATCAAAAACCTGCCAAGGGTCTTCAAAAGAAATGTAACGCATAACGGTCAGGCCAATACGGTCAACCAGTGCATTACAAAAATAGTTCAAACGAGGTTCGTAAGAATTGATAAACGTCCATGCGGATTTAATAGATTCAGTGGTATTCTCAATCTGAGGAGCACCGCCAAAAGTAGCATCACTACCAAATACAGCCTGAATAATACCAACAGCAGCAGAAGTAGCCATTATAGAATCATCCTTTCTTAATAGTTGCACTCAATGTCAAGAGTACCATCAATGATAAGTTTGCCTTTAGCGGCAGCGGTTAGAGTTACAACACCAGCGGAAGTGACAGTAGCACTAGAAATGGTGCCATCTGCAAGAACTACACGAAGACAAGGAATAGAATTGGTAACTACAAATTTACCATAGTCAGTTTTCATAACACGAGCCATTACTTCACTGGGAATTGTAAATGCGGTAGTATCGGAAGTTTTGTCCTTATCAAGAGCGGTATGGATAACCAGAACATTAGATAGGGTACTCATATTCTGGTTGTGGAAAGAATAAGCCATAATAATTCACCTCACGCATCTTTTAATAAATACCATGTACAATACATTCTTCGAGTAGAACTGCGTGGTCTTTTGGCAGCAAAATAAACCTATTATTATCTATACCAATATTCACATTAGCACTAGCTGCACCTTCACCAAAAATAGAAATCTTACAATTATTTGAATGTGCATATAGACGCTTATAAATCTCATATGGCACTTCGACAACGGGTTCATTAATTTCGCGCTCTGCCATATCAGTAAAATGAACAAACAATATATTGCCGATAACAGTAAAATTCTGGTCACTATAACTAAATGGTCTTGACATTAAATCACCTCACTTAATATTTTGAGCAGAAAACGCACAATAAATACATATTATTTTCTCCCAAACATCTGTTTTACAAAAGCTTGTGCAGCTTCATCAACTGTAATACCTTTATTGTCAGGCTCCTGGTATTTGTCCTCTTCCTGTTTATCCTGATTCAGAAAAGAACGGACATAATCTTTGCGCAAATTATCATAAGCTTCACGCCAATTAGATGAACCTTCAGGGCAACCATTGGTAAACTGTTCTGCTTCATTGCGACATTCATCAAATTCATCTAAAACGCCAGCAATCAGAGTTCCTTGTTCATCAGGTTTAGCATCTACAAAACCACCGAGCATTACAGAAATTTCGTCACGTGTTTTCATTATTTATTACTCCGTTCATAAGTAAGTTTAAGATTCTCACAGAGGGCAATAATTGCTTGCATATCAACGCCGGTTGCGTGAATCTTAATAAAATCACCTTTAGTAGATTCTCTAGGGACAGAAGTATAACTACCAAGATGTTTCATAACATTAGAGGTTGCACAAATAAAATTACTGTCAAGCCAGTTCAAAGGATTAACACGACAATCATGATAAATTACTTCAAAATGAAGGTGTGCACCATAGCAATTACCAGTTGCGCCAGAATACCCAATAAGCTGACCCTCATAAACGTGTTGACCGTTTTTGACGAAACACTCTTTAAGGTGTGCATAGCGCGTTTCAAGCTTAGAACCATTATAATTGTTATGCCTAATTCTAACCATGTTGCCATAGGACTGCATCCCAGTTTTAGTTCTACCATCCCAGCTCTGTACCTGATTTACGACACCATCCTCGGCTGCATAAACGGGTGTAGATGGAGCAGCACGCAGGTCAATAGCATGATGTGCAGAACCGTTATTATAAGTCCAACCAGCTGTGATAATATGCTTCTCTAAAGGCCAGCAAAAAAGAACATCACCGTTTGATTTCCTCATTTTCTTCATCTCCTTTTAGTTTTTCTAGATAAGGCTTAAACAGAGCAGAAAGTTCATGATTTACAGCACACATATTCTCCATAATGCTGATAAGTTCCATGATGCAAATATAAGTGACCACAGCGCCTACAAGTGGAATTTGAATTCCAAGGTCAACATATTGCATAGCGTATTCAATACCATAAGAGCCTACAATAGCAAGAATCTCCATGCACTTGTGATAACCACCCTCACGCATGATAGATGAATTGTAAGAACCATCGTGCTTTGCTTTAATCAGCCCTGTAAGAATGTCAAATGCGATAAACCCAAGAACAATGACAAAGAGCATAAACTCAACTCCTAACATTATACACCTACAATCTTCAAAATGTCCATCAGGTATCGCCTAATTATTTCATCTTCACAGTACAAACCTCCCAACCGATATTGCTTAATTATATATAGTAACCAGTTAGGGCGTGGAGTGCGTGCAATCAAAATGGTATTATAATCATGGTCATCATTTGTCAATGCATAAATCACGCCGCTACCTGGACTGTATTTTCTGGAAAGATAACATTTACCAGTAGAGAAGTCTACCCACAAACCTAAATAATCATCATGAATCTTAAAACCAAATTGATATTTAGCTTCAGGAGATTTCTTAGCAATGCCAACTACACTATCTAGATAGAATTCATTGTGAACTGCATATTTACCAAACTTGCTGCCTTTCATTAAGCGGCCAAAGTCAGTTTTCTCTTTTGCTTCAATGTATTCTTCATTGTTAGCAATTTGAATTAAGACTAAGCCCTCTCTAGTTGTTGCAATTTGCTTTTTGTTAATCGGCTTTTTAATATCAAACTCTGTGAAATAGGGATTAGCCCATGTAACAGCGTTGCCAAAGAAAAATACAACTACTCTTCGCATACGAGCAATAGTTTCATATAGTTCGCAGAAAAACGTTACTTCATCTTTAAGATAACCATGATGGCTTTCATCCATAGAGATAAATTCATCAAAGCAGATTTTGTTGACAAGTGGGAGTTCTTCGGATTTAGCCGATGAAATATATCTGGTCTGACCAGCAAGTTTACCATCTATATAATAAGCGCCTTCAGGAGTTCCCTTTAACTCATGGTCAGGAAATTCATGAGCGACTGCCGCCCAGAAATTCTCCTTGGCTTTCTTATTCATCTCAGTTTTGTAGCGGCGAATATAAATAAATTGGTTCCCATTTTTGATAAAATCTTCAGCAGCCCATTTCTTAAAGCCATAAGTTTTACCACAACCACGAGAACCAACTACAAAATTAAAGAGCGCATTATAAGATAATGTGTTCTTTAAGTCCCACCACATCGACATTGTAATACACTCCTTTCATATTTAATATTAGCCGAGGACTCGACCATTATGCTTAGAGTTAGCGTTCTAATTAACTTAGATTGCGAACATCTTGTGCTGTCCTTTTGGATGGCGGAGTAGGAGAAATGACAAACCTATGTAACCATCAAACTAACAGGCGTGTTAGCGCGGCTTTTGGTGGTAGAAATGGGCACAACCCCATTAACGTCCAATGACCAGGTTACTCTTAAAGAGTTCTACCATATTAAGGGTGGCGAAAGGAAATGAGCTAGCAGTCACGCAAACCTATCCGTAACGCTTCACGCGCCTGACCACGGCTTAGGAGCATCATTCGTGCCTTTCGCTCCCTATGATTATATTATACTTTACAATCCGTATAAAGTCAATAATACAGATTGTACTTTTTGTAATATTAGGAATGATTATTACATAGTGTATAATGCTAATTATGGGATGGGTGAGAGGTACGATAAATGGGACTTCTAAGGTTAACAAAGTAAAAGTATGACTTTTGTCTTTGACACTACTTT